CGGATGGCTCTGTGCTATATCCTGCTGTATAGGTAATTGTAACATCATTTATATTTCCGTAAAGTGTAGGCCATGTCTTTCCATAGGCAACAGATAGCCTTGCTGGTTTATCAAATGTATCTACTACATAATTTGCAGCATCATAAGTTTGCGTAGTATTTTGACTGTCGGCATATTGAAAAGAAGATACTGCGATAACTGGAGATACAGATAAGTATATAACGGGACTACTAAGCCTATCTAACTTCTCTGTAATAGTTTGCGTGATTAATGCCTGGTTAAGGTAACGCTCTGCAACTTCACGAGCTGACTGTAATAATGTAGTAATCAAAGTATCATCGGCAGATGTATCTACTTTAAGATAATTTTTAACTTCATTTAATGTCCAGACTTCTTTTGCAGGTGCCGTTGTTACTTTCCAAGCCATGTCTATATTTTTAATAAGGGATAGAGATTCCTCCCTATCCCTTCACTATCCCTATTGATTAAAGATTTTTCAAGTGCTTGATTGCAGCAGTCTGAATCAACTTGCCATCAAATCTTGTATACATCAAGAATCCTAACTCCATCTCATCCATAAACCTTTCACGCAATGGCACAAGGACATTGTTAGCTACTTGGCGGATGATGTACTTAGACCAATCTCCAAAGAAAATAATCTTTGCATCAGCAGCCTGTGCAGATGGAAGATCATTATTAATAAAGAAATTATAACCTAACAATCTATCTGGAGTTCCCTCTCTAAGAGATGGTTGGAACAAAGTAGTGTTATTAGTATCTAAGTTCAACTTTCTAACCGCACTTAAAATCTGATCGTGCATCATGAATGCAGCAGATGGTGAATTTCTATAAGCAATGTCAACAGAGTGAACAAGGTCAACTAAGTTAGCAGCTGTAAATGCACCAGTAGAAGCAGATTCAACACCAGAAGGTGCTACATCTCTAAATCCAGTTGGTTTACCAGAACCATCACCAGTTGTAAATGCAGTGTTCAAACCTCTACCTAAACGCTCACCTAACATAATAGGTAATTCTGTGTTCAATAGACCAAACTCGTCATTTGCCCATTCTACAGATACTTTTACAAGTGTATTTAAAACGTGAGCAGAGAAAGTTTCTCTTGTAAAGGTCATGTCCTGTACAGTCACCGCTCCGCCTTCAGTGTGCCATGTTCCTGCCGTTGCAGTATCATTTACCTTTGGCCAGTACAAAGTACCTGCCTGTGGAGTAGTGATAATACGAGAAACATTAAGCATTGGGCCGTAGTAAGCCATTGTCTTTTCCAACTCATTTGAGAATTGGTAAGGAATAACGTAACCACCAGCAAGACCACTTTCAGCAGTAGTAATTGTAGCAGTTCCACGCATCTCTCTAAGCATTGATTGCTCATTGCTTGTCAAGTCACGCTTTGCAAGTGCTTTCATGAATGCTGTGTGATACTCTGGTGATTTTACAATCTCCCTTGCATCTCTTGGTAAAGCATTAATAGTTTGTTCAACTTGATTAATACCTCTTTCCTCTGTGTTAATGTCATTCCATCTTTCTAAACGAGAAATCTGGTCTGTATAGTTTTTAAAGTTAGCATCAGCGGCATCCCATTGTGCCAATTCTTCGGCATTCATTAAACGACCTTCTGCAGATGCTCTCTTTTGCAAGTCTTCCATTATCGCGTAATCGGAAGCCCGCTTTTCTCTCAATAATTTAGAGTTCATTATTTTGTTTTTAAATTTAATAAATGCAGGGCATTCCTGCGTAGCTCGTTCTGTATATTAATTTCTGACTTAACAGATATATCAATTATTGTTTGCAAATCTTTATCTATTTCCTTTGTAGCGTCGTAGCTTCTTTTTGCCACCATTGTATCAGGATTAGCTGGATAGGTTACCGGAGAAACATCATACACTTTTTTAATTGAACGTATAACTCTTTTAGGTTTCATTCCTTTTCTTTCCTGCCAGTCTTCAGCTTCTACGGTAAATGCAAAACTACTTTGGTACACATCACCACGTTTTACCATCTCTAATAAATCATTGCCCAATGTAGTATTTGGTGCTTCAAATTCATATTCCATTGAATTACCGGTAACATTTAGCTTCAAGGTACCAGATGATGTTCTTGCAAGTACCATATTTTGATCATGGTTAAATAATGCTACAACATCATTCATATCTGCCTGACTTAATGATTCTGGAGACATTTCTTCATCGTACCATCCCATGTCATAGGCAGAGTTAAACACTGTGGCAGTACCAAAAATAGTACGGCTTTCAGGTTTAGCCCTTAGTTCAAAATTTATGCTTCTCTTTTCCATATATTTTAATCGTTAGTATCGTTACTATCGTCGTTTATAGTTTCGTTTGATGGCTCTATCTTAATATTAGATGCTAAAGGCAATTCATAACTATCTCCACCTTCATAAGGATTCATATTCTCCTTAATCCGGATTTCGTTTGGAGACATTGCTAATACATTTCTCATAGTTGTATAATAAGAAGATCTTGCTGCTATATCACCACGAAGCAAGCCATCAAGATTAAAGCGAGTTGTAAACTTTTCCTTTTCTGCCTCAAAAAATATCTTCTTATTAAATTCTGCCTCTATTGTTTCGCACAATGGCATAATAGTATAATTCACAAACATCTGGCTTAACTGTTCCATATTGCCAAATGTTGCTTTATCCATATCCTCTAAAAGAACACCAGGAACACCTGTTATCCTTGCAATGTCGGAAATAGTAGCTTTCTTAGTTTCGTTAAATGCTGCATCGGAAGGATTTAAACCTACCTTTTGGAAATCCATTCCTTCTTCTAAAATAGCAGTTCCTCCAGCGTTTTGACTTCCACCAAATGCTCTGTTAAAGCTACTTTTTAGTCTATCGTATGCCTCATTTGTTAATCTTCCAGGATGCTTTAAAACACCGTTAAGATGCGCACCATTTTTGTAAAAGTTAGCACCATAATTTCTGTTGGCTAATGCTAACCCAAAATTGTCACGGTGAACGTCTGGCACTAACAACGCCTTAACACCATCCCATGCAAGATTAGGTATATAGATGATATTCTCACCTCTATATGTCTTGTTGTTTTCTTTATTCTTAAATACAAGTTCATTCCTGCTATTATATCCTATCTCCATTTTGGTAGGATTTAAAATAGTAAGGCTATTTATTCTTGTAGTTATGCTATTCCTATTAATGGCTGCGTAAAATGCACCATGCGCTAAATAGTGTAGCACCATTGTTTTGTAAAACGTATGCGAAGTGTATAACTCCGAAGGCTCTCTGGATACTACCTTGTAATTAGGATGATCCTTTGCTATTCTTATACCACCATTATCTTCTTTCTCAATAATATCAAAAGGTATAGAGGCAATAACACCTCCAAGTATTTGAGTAGCTCTGTAAAAAGCAGGAAGACCTATAATTGCGTATTCATCAACCGCTACACCAGCGGCACTGCCACGCTGAAACAATGCACCTAATGTGTCACCGTTTATTGGTGTAGATGGATTTTCTATCGAACCTCGTTTCGACGAAAAAAAAGACCGCATGGAGTTAAGTATAGCCATGCGGTAAAAATAAACAAAATCAGTATGAAAATTACAACTTACAGTAACACGTTAAACAAACCTAATATCCATATAGTTTTTCTTTGCTTTTCTGAAAGAGTTATAGGTGCTATATTTCTCATCAAGTCCTAACTCTCCTCTTTCCTCCTCTAATTTCTGCCAGGCATCTTCATGCCTTGGATAATCGCTCACAAGTTCGTAAAATCTGTGAAAATAACCACTGGTGCAATTAATCTGCCTAACTTGTTGTGCGTACTCATGCTTTTTCATTAATATCTCCATAATTGACATTTTTAGATTTTCAATTAGGTACATTACAACATTAATAATCCTTGTTCGCGTTCTCCGGATGTGTAGATAGTTGGTCTTTCCTCTACCATGATTTGAGCATAAGCCATTATCATCGCAACAGGCCCATCTACTTTTTCTGTTGACTTCGCTTTATCTATCTTTATGTTTCCTGCCGGATCAAATCTAAGCATTACATTTGTCATCATCCATTCCATTACTGGATTGCCATCATGAGTAATCTCATTGGATAAAAACATCTTTTCTATTTCTTTTGTTGGTGCAGACATCGAAATAAATCCTTGTCCAAACGGTTTCATATTTGCACCATCATTTGTGAGCTGTATAACCAATTGTGAAGCGTTCCACCGGTCAAAAGCAATACACTCTATTTTATACTTTGCCGTTAACTCAATTACTTTAGCCTTTATAAAGTCATAGTCTGTAACGTTGCCTTCTGTCATTATAATATCACCATCCTGTGACCATTGCACATAAGGCACTCCATCAGATAGTGATCTCTCCCTAACGTTATCCTCTGGACAAAAGAAATAGGATTTTATATGTGGTTTATCAAGTCCTGCCTGCACAGGGAAACAAAGAACTAAAGCAGCAATGTCACGAGTAGAGGCAAGGTCTAATCCAGCAAAGCATTTTTTATTATAAAGAATATCATCATCTACTTTTAGCCTTGTTTGTTCAATGTAACTATTAGAAATCCAAACACTGGATGTAGTTGTCCATACATTTAGATTCTTTGTCATGAATTGTATTTGTTTAGCTGCCCCTTCGTTCAATGCCTTTTGAAATTGGTCGTCCATGTAACTAATGTAGGGTGTAACTCCTAAATTAGGATTAGATTTTGTCCAATTCTTTTTATCCTGCCAATCGTCACCTTCATCCAGGCAAAAGAGCAAAGGAAATACACTATTATCTACTTTCCTTTTCTCCAGAATATCCACCATCACTTTCCGGAATTGATAGCAAGGTGATTCACGGTTAAATCCAGCCGTAGTGGTAATAAGGAGTAAAGGCTGTG